ATCATTTAACCCATCATAAATATACTTTCCATCTATAGTAGCCATAATTGGGTTGGAACTATCCACAGATTCAATAAATGGGAAATCTTTATATAATGAAAATTCAAAAGGACAGGCACAACCCAATAAATGAATTCTTTCTGTTTTATCAAATAATCCTTTATTACGGAAATAAAACAATGTTTCAGCTCTTCCCAATGCTTTCCCTATATCAGGGTTTGGGTGGTTTGAAACCTCATTATAAAAGGAAGCTCCATATGAAAATGCTATTTTATTATACCCTTGTATTTTAAGGATATGATAACATTCATAAGCTTCATCTAATGACTTAGCTTGAACAATCGCGGTTTTGGTAACACCTTCTGGGACTTTAATATTAGTCCATCTTTTGGCATTAGCTAATGTTTGATTTTTATCTTCCCAAACATCAGGAACAAATACTACATCAGGTTCCAAAATGTTAACCCATTTTAATATAAGAGAATCATCTAAAGCATAGGAAAGTTCATGTAAAGAGTTATCTAAATATATCTTAATATTTTTTTCTTTACATTTTAAAAAAAAATTCCTATATTCTTCATCTTCTTCCATTAAATGAGGAAGGCAAAATTGGTAATCATTAAATCGTAAACTATCTTCAAGAAGACATTTTGGAACTTCATGACTTATTAAAACTTTTTGCATATTTTTTATATTTTTGGTATGGTTAAATATAATAACCCCATCTGTACCCTCCACATAATCCTCCTCTTTTTATGGATTTTATTATATTACCACTATAAGTTTTAGCAAATTTTTCAGCTGATTTTAAAGATGGGAATTTTTTTATTTTCTTCCCCTTATTATCAACCACTACTAATTTTTTGTTTGGCTTCTTCAGATTGTTTCTTCCCTTTATTACCTTTATTAATTTTTTTTCTAACCTAATTCAGGATATTGTGCTATAATTTTTTTTCTCCTAAATGTTGAAAGATTTGGATTTGCTAACATAACTTTTTGTTCTGCTAGAGGGTCAAATCCCTCAACTTTAATTTCTTCTTTGGGTTGAATAATTACCTCATTATCTGAGGAAACTGTTAAAAGTGCTTCACCATCTTTATCCTTTACCTCTAAAGTAGGGGAATCTTCATTTGGAATGATTGAAGTTAATTCTTTGTTTTTATTTTTTTTAAAATTCATAATTTTTTTTTTATTATTAGTTAATTGTGAAAATGCAAAGTTTGCCGCTATAACTAAAGCAATAGCTAATGGGTCAAAAACAAATACTAATACCATCAACAACCTATTTACTATTTTATCCATAGGTTCATTGAAAGCTTTTGAAATAAATTCCCAAGTACCTAATTCATTTGTTGTTTGTTGAGTATTTTTTAAAGATAATATTTGTTCTTCTATGTCAAATTTAAGATTAGATACACTATCTATCTTATTATTTATTTTTCCTTGTCTAACTAAGGCATAATCTAACTGTTTCTCTAAAGACCTTCTTGTATTGGAAGAAGTTGTGTTTACAAGTTGACCTGTTTCTTTATCTATATACTGTATTTTATTATTTGATAACCCATTTCTTAAACCAATAATTGAATTAGAAGTGATTATATTTTCTTCAGTATATAATACAATTTGATTATCATAATTAAATTTCCTATTTTCTAATAATTCTATTTTAGAATTAGAAACAACCAATTTACTTGATGTTTCTTCATATCCACTACTAAGTAAACCATAAATACCTGCTGAAGTTATTAACGATAAAATAACAAGAGATATAATAAAATAACCTCTAGCTATAATGTTAAGTTTTACCCAATAAGAATGTAAAAGTATAGCTATAGTTATCTTTGAAATTTCTAGAAAGACTGCCATTATTATAACAGCCATTTCTACACCCGCAAATAGTTTAGAAAGACCTATAATACTATAATAACCTGCTGTACTTGCTAAACCTAACGCACAAAAAGATATTATCCAAGCTAATAATCTTTTATTCATTTAAAAATATTCGTAATATATTTTTCCCCATTTATTTCTCTTTGAAATCAAAATTACACCCCTTTGTTTCCCTGTTGGTGAATATGAAACATGAACCCAATCAGGACTTTCTTTATCACCAAATTCCCAAATTAATTGGTCAAAATTAATATAATTTTTAATATAGTAAAAAATTTGCCTATTTGTGGGTGATGTAACTTTATCATTATCTAAATCTCCTGCTTCCCCTCTACAATGTTGAGATTTTCTACTTCCCTTTACAGCTTTATTTAACCTTTTACTTCTATAACCTGATGATAAAAATACAGGTTGCCCAAAATGATTTCTAACAGGTTGAAATACGTGCTTAGCCCAAAGTTTTCCATTTTTTAAATGTTCTTCTGTTATTTCATTTGGGATATTTCTCCTTTTAGATGTATTTGAATATAGAAATTCCTTAAGTGGTAAATTTTTGGATAAACGCATTTTTGTTTATACATACTCACTCCTTAGGATTTAATTCAAAGAACCTACTTCTTAATTCTTGTTTATCAAAATTGTCCACATTATTGAAAGTATTAAGAGGTTTGGATATTAATTGTTCTTCATCATCTTCCTCATCATATTCACTTAAAAATTCAAAATATCCAATAGATGTGTCAATTTTTGCATTATAAGTCATACCATCAGGTCCATATCTATTTTTCATTATATGAAATCTCCCTGTACCATTTACTTTATCTTTTCTTTTCCTTGATAATGACATTGAAAAATCAGTAATCATAGTTTTATCATAAGAACCTGCTGCTTTATTCCCTTCAATAACATTTTCTTTTGAACCCTCTCTATTTACTTGAGAAACAGACCAAACAGGTAAATCCAATTCTTTGGCCATTCCTTTAAGTTTCAAATTTATATAATCAATTTCAGCTTTACGGTCTACAGTTCTTTTAGTGGTTGTCATCAAATCTGCATAATCAACTATAATTAAGTCAGGTTTAAATCCAAGGTCTTTCATTTTACCTATATGGGCTTCTATAGTTGTAACAGTTGCTTTCCCAGATATTAATTCTGTTATTATAAGTTCTCCTTTTAAATTAGGAACTACTTCTTCTACTTTATCTTTATGTTCTCTAATAGTATCTACAGGAATTTTAGTATGATAAGCATCATATCTAAGACCCACATAACTTTCACCTAATTCAAGAGTATAATGTATAGGATTATATCCTAATTTAGTAGCAAAACCACCTAAAGCAACCATTAACCATGATTTACCCCCTCCAGGATTCCCAAATAACATACCATAGTCCCCATTTCCTAATCCACCTTGTAATAAACTATTTATTTCAGGCCAAGGAGTAGGTACAACTACTCTATGATTTTCTCTATATCTATCTTCAATATCTTTTTTATACTCATGACCTACATTTTTATCTTGCCCTGCTTTTAAAGCATTATCAACTAAAGTACGAATTGAATCATATTCCCCACTATTTAATAAATCCACACTTTTAAGTAAGGCTTTACCTAATTGTTGATTTTTACAAAATGAAGAAAATTCTTCGGTTACATATTCCAAATCTTCATCTGAGGAACTGTAAGCTGATTTTAGTTGTTCTTTTATTGCTATTTGGAGGACTTCATTATTTACCTTTTGAAGTTCCACTTTAAGAACATCCATTGATAAATTAGTATGATATTTTTCAAAATATTTTACAATTTCCTTAACAATCCATTTATTAGATGAACCACTAAAATATTCATCACTCAAAATATCATGTATGTTTATTAGGAAAGATTTATGATTTAACAGAGCTGATATGACCTTAGTTTGAAACTGAGGTCCATATTGGTCCATTGATTTTAAAGCAACCATAACTTTTATTATTTTTTTATAACTAAATTGTCAAATATATCCCTAACCCAAAATTGAGGGTTTCGTATTATCCCTTCCAAATTATCACCATTGCACATAATTAGGAATTGTTCTGGAATATAATTAACTTCTTTTGAATCCACAAGTTCTTCTATGAATTCTTTACCTTTATCATCAATCATTGGATTTGATAAATCCATGATTTTGTATTTTTTCTTTAAATTTTCTTCTCCTGTTATAAATCGAGCATAAATTAAATGTTCTTTAAATTTTCCAGCACAAATATCATAAATGTCATCAAAACTTACTTTTTCATCTTTTAATTGTGGGAAATATTTAAATATTTTTTTTACACCCAAACCCTTAATACCTGTAAGGGCATCAGAAACATCCCCCATTAAAGTTTTATAAATAAGAAAATTATGGGGAGGAATATCATATTTCTGTTTTAAAGTGTATGGGGTAAAATATTCCTTAAGTCCTGGATTGTATACAATTACATTATTGTTTATTAATTGAAGGAAATCACTATCATTTGACACTATTATAACTCTATCATCCTTTTCAGTTTTTATGATTTGACTCATATAAGCAATCACATCATCTGCTTCAGTGTTATCTAAACAAATAGTTTTAACAGGGAGAATTTTAAGGTATTGAATTACCCTTGTTATTTGGTCTATTTTAGATGTTTCTTCTTCAGTTTTGTCATCAAATACTTTCCAATTATTTAATTTTTGATTTCTCCCTGCTTTGTATTCAGGGATTAGATTTTTCCTATTAGTAGAAGAATTCCCCCCATCAAAAATTACATACACTTCTGTTGCATCTAATATTTTGATGAGGGAACCTAAAGAACGTAAGAATCCCCCTAACCCTCCAATATGAGCTCCATTTACAGGATTAACAACATTAATTACAGAAAATACCCTATAGAAAAGATTGAATCCATCTATTAATATTATAGTATTTGGTTCATCAATGAAAGATTTATCTTGGAGATTATCTAACATTTTTAAGATGTCAGAGGAAGGTTTCACAAGCTATCTACTATTTCAGTTAAATTTTCAATATTTTTACCTTCTTCCCATTCAGAATCATCTTCTTCGGTTTCATATCTTCCTTCACCCAAAATATCAATCCATTCAGAAGAATGTTCTTTTTTGTATTTCTTAATATCTTTGTCAGTATTGTTTATGAAACCATAAGCAGTACTAATAATTACACCAGCTGTTGTTACTCCATTGATGTGATTCTTATCACAAACAATCTTGGTTCTTAAAGCATATTCAACCTTCTTACCATTTTTAGTGGCCGAAATTTTAGAAGTCCCTGAATTAGTTATATTTCCAAAAGTAAACATTAAAGAAGAATCAAACCAAAATGTATCTCCTCCTTTATTAGTCATTTTTGGTCTAGCCAAAGGACCTACTGCTGGGGCTACTCCCGTTTTATTTACAATAAATAAGGTATTTGTATAAGGTTGGTCTTCTTTTCTAGATAAAATGATTTTTTGGTTTATGAAATTCCCAAATTGAGTTGCAATTGCACCAGCATTCCACATAGGATTATTTGAACCCTTTTCAATACTCATATCACAAGGAATTGAACCAACAGAATCCCATAAAAAAAACAAATCATAAGGGAGATTTCCATCTTTTTGTTCTTTTAACATATCAATTATAAATTTGGCTATGTCTTCAATAGAATTTAAAGTACTTCTATCTCTATAAATAAAAAACCCTTCATGGCTAATTACATCTCCATTATCATCTTTTATATCTGTAATGTCAAATCCTAATTTTTTCCAAAAGTCCCAATTATGTTTCATTTCTGTCATAATAATAATAGGAAGTACCCCCATTTTTTGGGCTTCAACAGCTAATTCAATAGCCATTGTAGATTTTCCGGTATTACTTTTACCTCTAACAGTTACAATATGACCCATAGAACATCCAGGAATGGATAAAGTCTCCTGTAATGCTTTAGAAAACTTAATCCATCTCTGTTCTTTAAATTTTATATTAGAATCAAGCCCTTTTTTCCCTTTAAAGATAGATAAATTAAATTTGGATTTTATCTCTTGACTCGCCTCTGCTGAAAGTGATTTCTTTGTTTTTTTTATAGGCATTATTTATCTTCCTTCTCATCAAATAAATTATCAAATTTTTCTGATTTGCTCTCTTTATCTTTAGGAGAATAACTAGTTTCATTTGACTTTTGAGGTACTTCATCTTCATCATCATCACTATTTAACCATTCTGCTAGGAAACCTTTTATCTCATCATAAGAATATCTTTTTGGGATAGTTTTTGGTTCTGGTTGTTCTTTTAACCATAATTCAACTTCTTTTTTCTTAGTTGAAAGGGGAGTGATTTTCATAGAAGCGGTAACAGTTGTTTTGTTATAAGCTGTTCCTGTTACTTCAGGTCCTACAGTAGTTAATTTAATATCTCTACCTTCAACTACATCTGTAAAATCTCCAATTTCATCATCTACAGCCATATTTAGGAATTCTTGATAAACCATAGGTCCAAATTCCCATAGTCTTACACCCTTATCTTCTTCACCCCTTACAATAACAGGGATTGAAATTCTAGTTTTAGGGTCCAGTTTTTTAGCTAACTTCCATTGCTCATTTTCAGCAGTGCTTGTTAATCTAAGTTGTTTTGCAAACTCTATAATAGGGTCTTTCTCACCAAAGTTAGAAGGTGAAGCTAATACTTTAACTCCAATCCCGTAATACATTCTCATTTCATTAAAAGGCATATCCTTGTTAAAAGCAGAAGGAACAATTCTAATTGTTTCTTTTCCTACTGAAGGTTTCCAGAAATTCTTTTTACCATCACCTGTACTTTTTTTAGCAGGTGCACTAAGGGTTTCTAGTTTTTTCTTGATTAAGTCTAAATCCATTGTGTATAATTTTGTTAATTTAAAATTTTTTATTTTTAGGGTCTGGTCGGGTAACTATTTCTTCCCATGTTTCTCTTCGTTGAGTGTGATTATCTACCAAACGGCCAACCGGCAAATTCTTCAGAATCCATTATAGATTCAA